CAAGTTGTAGAGAATGTCTACGACGAAGCTCACAAAGAATCGACCGCCGAGCGCAAAGAAGCTGCTGATCGCGGTTTTGAGGCCAAGCGCCAAAAGAAAGAAGGTCACAAGGGCGAAGCCCACGAGACCAAAGAACTTATGAAAATGAAGGACAAGAAACTGTCCGAGGATCATTCCGAGCTAGACTACGAAGAAGATCCCACTGGTCGTTACGAGACTGCTCGCTCCTTTGAGAACGGGTATGTAGATCGCATGAAGACCGGTAAAGCCGGTGCTGGGGCTGAAACGGGTCGCTTCAAGACCGCTAAGAGCAGCGAGCAGGACACCGATCGCATGCACACCGCCGAAAACGGTGAGCAAGATGCCGACCGTCTGAAAACTGCTAAAGAAGCCGAAATGGCCTCTGATGGTGAAGAGCGTTGGGCTGGGCAGGCTGACAACTACGAGCGTGTCAACAACATGGACCAGTACGACGTAGACGCTAAGAGCTACGGTGTGAACGCTCCCAAGGTTTCCGACGGAACCGATCCCTATGGTCGTGACGAGACCGAGACCAAGATGCCGACCGAGTCGGAAGAAATGCCGGATGACGAAGTGTTTGCTGTCGGCATGACTAACGTTATGTCCGATAAGAACATGCGTGTTCTGCGTCAAAAGAGCTCGGATGCCCGTGCTAAGTCTGTGGGAACTCACAATCTGCTCTATGCTGAGCCCCAAGCCGACGAAATGACTGGTGAAGACGGTGTAACCACCGCTCGCAAGTCCATGAAAGGCGACAAAATGGTTGAGCACGCTGAATACGAGACCGGTAACATCTCTGGTGAAGCCAACCTGGAAACTCTCCGTGAAGAAATCGGCGACGGTAAAAAAGCCAAAGCCAAGCAACTTCAGCCCGGTGCAATGGACAACACCGATGAGCCTGGACAAATCGTTGGCCCCGATGGTGCCTACGCCGAGTCTTACAAAGGTGAGCCCAAGGCCAGATCCAAGCAGCTGACTCCCGGTGCTCAGGACAGCATCGACGATCCTAATCAGATCACCGGCCCCAGCGGTGTTTATGGCGAAGCCTCTCTCGAGAGCCTGCGCGAAAACATCGGTGACGGCAAGAAGTCTAAGGCCAAGCAACTGACTCCTGGTGCCCAGGACTCCCTGACCGACCCTGCCGAGATTTCGAAAAAATCTGGTGGCGTCTACGCTGAAGAGCACGGTGAGAAGAAAGATCCCTACACCAAGACTGGTTTTGGCTCTACTTACGAGGAAGGCGAAGGCGACGACGGTGTAGATGAAGGCGAAGAGTCTTATGGTGAATACTCCACCGATCATTGCGGTATGGAGTATGGTAACATGGGATCCATGGGCCAAGCCCGTGCTGTTGGCTTCCCTCAGCAAATGTACGAAGAGCTGATGTCTCTGAAGAACAAGTATGCTGAGCTCGAGCGCAAGCATCGTGAAGAGAAGATGAACTTCCGTCGCATGCAGATGTCCGAGGCGATCGGTCACCTGTACACCGAAGGTCGTCTGACCGACGGCATCATGCCTGAGCAGGAACTGGTTTCCTACGTCGAGGGCCTGGAGTTTGGGACCCTGGAATTCTCCGAGGGAGAAACTGCCGCTACCAAACTGTTGTCTCTTCTGAGCAAGCTGCCTCCGATGGTTTCCTTCGGTGAAGTTGCCGGTGGAACCTTCCAGTACGCAGAAGAAGCTGACTTGGATCCGCACTCACGGGCTCTGAAGATGGTTGAGGCTTCCGAAGGGCAGATGGATTACGTCGAAGCATTGAAAAAAGCAATGTTTTCGTGAGGTAAATAATGGACCTTCTCAGCATGGTTTCAATGGCCACTAAGAGAAGGTCCGATTACTTCTCACAGGCCAAAACTCTAGCGAAAAAATACAAATTGCAGCCCAATCTGGAAGAACGGATGAAGGCAGAGTCCCTCGGACTGGTGAAGGGGCTCCGGGATAAACTGATGAAGTGGAACGAGTACGAGCGAACAATGCTTGACAAAACGCTTGTTTCCGCCCTTGCAGCTTGCATCCTGGGCCTCAAAGACAAAGCAACCGATCAGAAGTTGGAAAAAGTATGGCCGATTATTGTCGGTGATATGCTCCCACCTCTTACAAAGTTCTTGGCAGAGACCAAGGAATATATTGACTCTGGTGTGTTACGCTTAGGCGATCAAACCGTTGACTTTGCAGATTATGATCTGCTCGGGGCGGTCCCCGGAGCAATCGATCTCGACGCTGACATTCTTGATAACGCCAATCCCGAAGAGGCTGGAGTTCAAGAAGCTGAGCAGCAGCGAGCCCAAGGCCGAACCTGGCCTTCCCTTGCGGAACGAGCATCTCGTTACCTTGCCACTCCAACTTTCGCTTTCTATTCGCTCGGCGAATATATGGTAGCCCAGGATTTGGGTTACAAAGAAATGCGAAGAGTGTCCCGAATGGACAAGAAGACTTGCATTGACTGCAAGAACTACGGTGAGCAAGGATGGGCACCAATCGGCGAATTGCCGATGCCTGGCAAAGGTTGTCGTTGCTACGACCGATGCAGATGTGGCGTAGAATACCGTTAAGGGTAAAACCGGTTACCGCAACTAGGTGACAAAACAAGTCCTAGAGCAAACAAAACAATTTTTTGAAGTCCCTTATACAAGGAAAAGATTATGGCTACTAATGCCGCTCCGATTTACGGAAAACAGTACATCCGTTACGCTGAAACTTGGGAAGCTGCTGTCGACGATCAAGCTGGCAACCCCGGTGTCGTTGAAGTTGGCGAACTTCGCGCTGTTTCTTACGCTACTTGGGCTGGTCCTAACGTGGCTGCTCCCCCAGTTTATTTCACTGGCCCTGTTACCACTATCTGCGGTATCAACCAGGCTTACATGCCCACTGCTCTGGCTCAGCCTTACACCGCTCGTCAGCTGACCGTGGCTACTTCCGGTCTGCTGCTGATCGAAGTTGACCCCACCTCCGCTGTGATCGGCCTGAACAGTGCTCTGCAAATCAACGGCCTGGGTCAAGCCACTGCCGCTGGCACTTCGGTCCTGCTCGATGGCACCACTCCTCTGATTCGTGAGAACGTGAACATTGGCGGTCGTCGTCTGGTACTGGTATCCTTCGCCTGATTCTTAATCTGGCTATTTACATTTGGCTGGGCATCCGCAAGGTGTAAGCCCCAGCCCTGTGTGCACACATTTGAAGACAAAGATTACGGAGATCCCCTCCCATGATGAACCTGCAACAAACCTACGCAGGTGTAGATCCGATTCTGACTACACTTGCCCAAGGTTTCATGCTGCCGGCGACCAACATTGCGAACTTTATCGCTCCCGTCGTCGACACCCCCACCCGTGCTGGCCGCATTCTGCGCTTCGGCAAAGAGCAATTCGCCATTAACGACTTCCGTCGGGCGTATGGCACCAATATTCCTTACGTTCAGAGCCGCTATGACTCGGAGCCTTATGCTCTCGAGCAAGAAGTCGTGGCTTGGGAACTGCCGGAAGAAGTTATCGAGAACGCTGGCGAAGGTCCCGCTCAGGTTGACCTGCGTGCGATCGAAACTCGCAACGCCATGTCTCGTCTGATGAACGCCTATGAGTACACCGTTTCTCAGGCTGTTACCGTAACCGGTACCTACAACCCCTACGAGCCGAACACCGGTGCTGGCACTCAAGACGGTCTGGGCTTCACCAGCTGGAGCACCTTCTCCGCTGCTTACACCACCGCTGCTGGCCCCTCTGCTTGGTCCTCCCTGACCTCCAACCCGATCGAAGACGTTCTGACTCTGAAGCGCTCTGTCGCTAACCAGATCGGTATTCGTCCGAACTCGATGGTTGTTGGTACTGCCGTATTTGACCAGCTGCTGACCAATCAGGCGATTCTTGAGCGTATCAAGTACACCACCGCCGACAGCATCGACACCGACATGCTCGCTCGCTACTTCGGTCTCGAGCGCGGTCTGCGCGTGGCTGAGGGTCGTTATCTGGCCACCGACGGTAGCCTGCAGCCCGTGTTCCCTGAGAACGGCATCCTGCTGTTCTACAGCCCCAACGGTCCTTCTGACTCCGTTATGCCTGCTGGTGGCGCTAACGCTGCTACCCCTGCTTTCGCTTACACCTATCAGCTGACCGGCACTCCTGCCGTTCGTCCTGAGTACTACATCCGTGAGCGTCGTGTTGTTCGCGCTGAAATCACTGTTGAGCGCGTGGTTAACCTGGTTGGTCTCGGTGCCACCGGTCTGATCGGTTCGGGAGCCATGGTCACCGACATCCTGTCCTGATTAGGAAGGAAAATAAAGAGGTGTTACCATGGCTATTCTTCGTCCGTTAACAAAAGCTCAATATGAAGTGAGCTTTACCGCGCTTTCCAATGCTGGAGCGCCTGCCGCGACTTTCGTTTCGGTTTTCACCCAATTCAGTGGAATCAACGATTCCTCCGATAGCAGCACCTACGCTAACGGTACAGGCAACCGTCTGTACCACGTTGTGGGACCCCGTACCGCTGACAACATTACGTTGACCGCTCCGTACGACCCTACCATCTTCAAATCCCTCGAACAGTTCTGGCTGGATTACAACTGTAATCCGATCACTGTAACTGTGACTCCGACCTCTTGCGACGGTAGCTACCAGCAAGCGTTCTCCGGATTCGCAACCACAAGTGGCCAATACATTTGCTACGAGTGCCAGTTTGTTTCGATCACTACTGCTGACGTCGATCGCGAGAGCGGCGATGTGCAGACGATTGAAATCGAGCTAACCGTAAATTATTGGGAACGCACATAAGCGCTCAATTACTGGGAACTGAACTCACTAGGACCTCCGCCTCGGCGGGGGTCTTTTTGTAGGTAGGGTAAAACCAGGTAACGTGGGATAGTTATCAGTCGTATGGCAAAAACGACATTTTCAAGTGGCGTTATCGTTACCTCTGCCTGGTTGAACGGTGCCCAGCAAATCTATTTTGATGGTCAAGACCTCGACTGGCACTATGCCCCGCTCGGTCTGAACTCGCTTGTTCGCACTGGCCCGAACGGTTTAGACTCCGCCTATGTCACACTAGGCACCAATCAACCTGAACTCGACAGCACCGGGTTGCTGATTAGTGGTGCCCCAATCAATGGCGACAAAGTCGTTGCAGGAATGTGGAACTTCGGGTATGACCCGCTGGTCGTTGGCAATCCCGCAAATGTTCGCGCTAACGCACCACGCAGTTACACTACCAACGATAAATTTAACTACGCTAACGGCATCCCTACCCCTACCCCCGCTCAAAAGTTTGCCGCTCTTATTGAGGCAGACTTGGTTACTAAAGAAGTACTTGAAACTTGGGTTCAGTCGCTTCTCGAAGATCTTGAGATTGATAATGGGGTGTATGAGTCCTTCAGCAATCCTGCTTGCCAAAACTACAGTGTCGGTGGTGGCAACTCTGACGTTATTTGCGGACCCTGAGGAAGTAACAAATGGCACGCTATGCTCCTTTACCAAGCGTTGACATTGACCCTCGGAATGAAGCTCAGCTCGTTCAACAAGCATCGCAGCGAGTTTATGAGGCTTCGGGTCAAACCCTAAATGATTTTTCCGCTGGAAACCCTCTCGCTGCGTTGCTCGAGGGGATGGCTTTCGCTCAGGGTGAGTTTCTTTTCCGCGCAAATCAGCTCCCACAGTCTATTCTCATTGAGTGGCTCGGTCCCTTCCTTGGCGCAATGCGCCGGTTGGGAACTCCGGCTGTTGCTCGTTTAACTCTCACTATTCCGCCCTCCGATACGGTTACAACTGTCCCTGCAGGGACAGCATTTACCACGGACTCCAACTTAACAGGAGGTGAGGTTTTTACTTTCGTCACCGACGCTGACGTTATTATTCCAGCCGGTGAGTCGGTAGGATACGCTTCTGTTGCTTCTCAATACGTTGGTTCCGTTTATAACGCTCCAGCAAACTCTATTACAGGGGTCTCTGCGACCGAGATTACAGGACTATCCGCAACAAACGTTCTTCCTGCTTCAGGCGGTAGCGACGTTGAAACCTATCCCGAAGTTCAAGAGCGTTTCTTTACACTGATCCGCCGTCGCAATCCAGTAAGTGCCGAGGATTGGCAAGATTTCTTTACAGATTTTTACGGAGTTGGCACTCAAACTTCAGTACAACCGAACCGTCCCAACCAAGGTACCTATAACTACGTTACCGATTACCTTAGCGCAAACGGTCAGGTTTCTTTTTTCGTGCTTGGCCCGGACGGAGTAGAGCTTAACAAGGCACAACTCGAGCGTGGGCAAAACGTTGTCAATTATTCGGTGCCGGTTGAGAATCAAGGGCATTTATATCCCATCACACTGAGCCAAGTTCAGTATAATCTCACCGTTGAGGTTGATGCCAATGGAAGTTTTGGAGTGAATCTTAAAGATTCCTCTCT